TTCCAGGTTGCGTTTCAAAATCGGGGTGAGAGTTTCTTGATTGTAAACATCAATAACCTCTGGTCGTATATTCATTATGAAGTCATCACCATAAAAAATAGACGAAGTATGCTCAAAAAACGAGTTCATTGTAGCATACGACGTGCCATTCATTATGTCTAGCCAAGAGTCAGCAAGACAACAATGGTTCACGATACTGTTCAGTATAGCAGTTGCAGGGCATCCGGAAGGAATACCGTTACGAACGTAATATATCAGAGCAGCACCGGAAACATTTTTATGATTAGAAATGTGCAGGTGGTTGATGCACTCGACTCCTATTTTCATCAAAAATTGTTCAAATTCGTCGTAAGTCAGTTCGTGTCCATTTATAATGTTGCGTTCTTCGCGAGCTATAGCGTCCCAGTTTCTCATGAACCAGTCAACCATAATTTTCACGGCAACTTCAACATATTGTACCGGGAGCGTGCCGTCAAAGTTAGAGTAATCTCCAGCAATGACATGTTTTCCATTTTTCTTTAGACGTTTCGCGAGTAAATCCCACTCTGGCGACATTGGATTAATGCCTACAGCAATAGAATTTTGCACGCGATTACGCATCGAGTGAGCAATAAAAGGTAAAAAATATTGTCGGAAGAGAATTGTGTAGTGCAGTGGGCAAGCGGTGAATAATCGAGTTTTACCTACGTTGGCTTTCGCGATCGGGATCTTAGCATCTTTCAATGTATCAATCCAGATAATGCGAGGCCTAACGTTATCGATCATGCACTGGGCAAGCTCATCAACATCAGCCATCAATTCTCTACATGCTTCATTGTTCAAATCGTAATCCATTCCATCGCCAAACCATTTCGTCTTTCCACTCTTTCCTGCTTTCTCATATGTATATGGGTAGCCGGGAGCAGTCTGACGATTGATAGCATTAACGAATGGGTCTCCATTTATTCCGATGATGGCTTGTTCACGCGTAAGTGGAAGTTTGTAGTGAGCAGGTGAGTTAATATATTCACGTTGGTAAAATACACTCATTGCTTCATATACAGCTTCAACTCTGTCTTGAGGGACATACGGGCGAACAACACCATACTTGTTCCGTTGTAAAGTCATTGGGTCAATAGTAATTCCATCATCATTGGTAAATTCACGTAAGTATCCAGGTTTATTAGGGCTTTCGATCAATTTTCCGTAGGCGGGAGATTTCTGGAGAGCAGTTTTCACACTTCCCATGATCCGTCTACCTGGTTCCGTTCCATAAATCAAAAATGTTCCGTTGTCTTTTAAAATATCGGGGTCCACAGTTAAAGGTACAATTTCGTGTCCGTATTGACTGATTGGTTGAAAATGTTTCATCAATCGGTCAATAATTTGTCGTGTTAGCGCTACAGATATTCCTTTGTTCATATGCGTAATTCCAGCAATATGCATACCCATAATCTTCGATGTTATAGCGGCGTTAGATGCGATTAAAATTGATCCACAGTCGCCAAAGAAGGTTACGGCATGATATGTGTAAGAACCACGATTATGTACTACAACATTCGCTTCGGGTACCGTGCTTTCAACAAGGTGATCCTCAGGAGTTGCTGTAGATAACCAAAAGATTTCTCTGTAGTAGTTAATTCCGGTTTTCTTGTCACGTTCAGATGCACCTTGATATCTCGCTAAAATAGCGGGAGAATCAGATACACGAGCCAAATCAGTTTCGTCGATAATATGTTTATAAGCCTGTGCGAAACCGCCTACATTTGTTGGTAGTTGTACTATAGCAATATCTCTATGAGTGTCACGAATGTGATTCTCTTCTGT